TCCAATCTTTCAGAGGAAACGCGTACGCCGGTCCTGAATCCCGGACGACGAGGCGCGTCTTGAGCGGGACCTTGCCGTAGATCTGGTCCTCGTCACACGACTTGTGACCAATCAGAATAACGTCCCACGGGAACGCAATCGTCCCGAGAGGACGAGTGAAGAAATTGAGGCCGCACAGCCACTCGGTGTCGCCGTCCTCGTACTCGACGATATTCTTCGGCAACGCCATCGTCATATTTCCCGAGAGCAAATATTCGTTTACAAAAGCCGGAATACCCTTCCCATAAAGCATTGTCGTACGGATCGGCGGATAGTCGTACACCTCGAGATTCAAAGTCTCGATGATCTCGTGCGCGAACGCATACTTCCGGGGAAACCAAGGATCCTCGAAAAAAAGAATCGGCGGAATCCGCTTCATCCCACGAAGCAGCAACAAGAGGACCATGCTGTCTTTCCCAAAGCTGCACATTAATACAGGGGCTTTGAACTCGGAGAATATGTTCTCCAGGAACTTTTCAGTCTCCTTTATCTTTTCCTGCAGGGACATACTGCGCCACCTTGGTCAAATAGTCGTAGTCGGATTCCGGTGAGACTAGAAGTTCCTCGCCGATATCAATATCACGCGCCGCAACCAGGACGTCATACCCATCGATTGCTCCAGAGACGACGACGTTGGGCTCGCTCTCGGGCAGGGGAAAATTGAGAAATTGGCTCTCGTCCCCGCAACACACCAGCACGTTGGGTGCATGTGGATTCCGGAATCCGCGCGAGAACAATTTAACCTGCTCAGGTTTCGACGCGTGACTATACACATGCTCGTTGATCCCCCGGTCAAAAAGAGTTGAGAAACTCCAGACGACGGTTCCCGCTGGTATTGTCTGAGCCGCGAAGAGTCCCTGATTATGAATCGGAGAATCCCCAACCTTGCAACGGACGCGCATCATAAAGCCACAGCTGCAACTCCCGTTATTAAGGCTCCTCCAATTGCCCCGCCAGCGCCCAGCATAGCGCCGCTGGCCGCACCCTTGCTCTGCGCATTGACCATATTCGCCTGGTTCATTTGATTGTATCCAGCCATCTGGTTCTGAGCCTCTAGCGGCAGCATCCCGCTCGAATTGAACAGGCTCGGCCCCCCGGTCGGAGCCTGCAACCCTCCAGCAATCATCGGCCCGAAACCCTGGCTCTGCTGCCCTAAAACTCCCGCCATGCCCTGGCCGGCTAATCCGCTTAAATACTGCAACCCCTGAATCCCCATCGTCTGCTGTGCTGTTTGTTGCCCCAGCATCGCCTGCTGCAATCCAGCCGCCTGACCGTAGCCGCCCATCTGCGCGGCGTTCGCCGCCTGCTGCAGAGCCATCTGCTGCTGGTTTTGGCCCATCACATTTGCGCCTAGTTGCCCGTAGAGGCCTGCTTGTTGCGCGATCTGAGCTTGTTGCAGTCCGGGAATTTGCATCCCTAGTTGCCCAGCAAAAGCCTGATTGGCTTGCGTTGCTCCGATATCCATTCCCTGCAATCCCATCGCATTGGCGATCTGCTGCTGATTCTCAGCCAGACCCATCTGCTGAACGCCGCCGGCGAACTGCTGACGCGAGGCGAGAAGCTGCTGTCCGTACTGGTCCCGGGCGAGAACCTCTGCGGCCACTGCGGGATTACTTTGCACGAGTCCTCGAGCCGAATATCCGGCGCGCGCGGCCTGTGTGGCGTTAGCGATCTGTTCCGGAGAAAGGGTTGAACCTAAAGCCAGCCCCTGTTGCGCCATACCTTGCATCTGCCCCAAAAGCGGATCAGTCGTCCCCAATTGGCCCATAACCGTTCCGGCAGTCTGCTGGAACATCGGAGTACGGGTATTGGCTGCAGCCTGGTTACGCAGTCCCGTAAGGAACCCTTGCGCGCCGCTTGGATCAGTTCCCGCCTGCTGAGCCAAGGCACCCAGGCCGGCATTGATCGGCGCCATCCCGGCTCCAAGTTGCTGCCCCAGTTGACCGAAGCCGGCGACCTGATTGGGAATAGCGCCCATGGTTTGCCCGTAGAGCCCCTGCAGAGTGGGATCGAAACCCGCACCCAGCTGGCCTTGGGAAAACTGCTGCATCTGGCTGGTATACGGGTTAGCAGCCAACGCGGCCTGAGACGCCTGGCCGCCTAAAGTCTGCAAATTTTGCAAAGCGGATGCCTGCGCAGAACCCGTCGCCTGATTGGCAGCAGCCTGCGCTGTCGGGACCATGCCGAGATAGGCGTTCACATTGGACAGATCCATCTGCTGCTGCAGCTGGTTGTACATCGGCTGATACTGCGCCTCTTCCTGGTACAACGCAGGAGCGCCTTTGGTGTAAGCGCTGAGCGCACTCGAGAACTCCTGACCCGCGTCAGGGGGTTTGGTCACAGGGACTGAGGGTGCTCCGCCCATTTTATGCTGCCTCCTCCGCTAATTGTGGAGATCGAACCGGGTCTCGCAAAAACTGTTCCCACCGGCGAACTTTCATCCGGCCGCGGCGCTTGAACGCGATGTAGGGCAGATAGTAGGGAGCGTTCGAGGCGACATCAAAACAAGTGAACTTGCCTGGAGGGCTCGTACCCCAGAAGTAAACCCACCAGGTATCGGGTTCCCCGGAAAGAAATTCCGGCTTACCCTCCGTACGGCACGGTTCGCCCATCAACAGGAAATCGTGATGTTTGATGACCGCGCCGAAAAGGAAGCAGCGCATTAACGCTCTTGGCAGATCTTCGCGATGCGCTTCAAACCATTCCTTTGCGAGCTGGCCGGCATCCTTCATTTTAGAGAACCTTAATAATATAGTAAGCGACTGCGAATGGCATCATGTTGTTGTGCGGAGTATCGCTGCCCGTGTTGTTCATCGTCATCTGGGTAGTAGCTCCGCCCGTCTGGGCCACTCCTGCAGGCGAGTACAAAGACATTCCACCAGACGCGAACCCAATATAGTTTCCCGCTGGGTTAGTGTACGTATGCGTATGCGGGTTCTCATTTAAAGTGTGAGCATGAGCGGGCATTTCACCTTGTAAAAGGTGATGAGTTTCTTCACCTCCCAATGCCGCAAAACCGCGAGAACTAATTCCGCTCTGATTCGCGTTAGTTACATACCCAACCGGCGCACGCCCCTGGAAATTCGGAAGATTGAATGTATTGACTCCATCCCCAGCGCCCCAGTACACGCCGATCGCCGCAAAAAGCGCGGGATAGGAAGTGCGTGAAAGCTGCGAGCCGTCACACCCAGCCCAGTTTGCCGGAATATTAGGTCCGGCAAAACAGATCACCATCCCCGTAGGGCAAATCGCATTGATAAGCGATTGCGCAAGCTTGGCATAGGTAATCGAAGCGTTCTGATACGAATTCGTATCGACACCCGTCACCGTGTCAAGCAGGTAGCCAACCGTTCCGTGATCATCAACTGTTTTAAACCGTCGATCAGTCGTTAGGCCTATAGTGCGTCCGCTAATCCCATAACGCCAAAAACCGATGCTCGGAAAATACCCGTCGTTATTAGCATTAGCGGCACTCGATTCCACTACTACGGCTGAAGTGTCAAAAGCAGTCGAACCAACCACGGTATCTTGAACGTGGAAATGAACCCCGGTACAATTATCCCCGGCTTTGTTCTCCGGCGTATACCCAAGGTTCCCGACCGTCGCGGGAGTTCCCGCCGTAACGGTCAGGGTGACCCCGGTCACTGACGTACTCGCGGCCACACTCAAAGTGATTGCCGTGCCTGAAATAACGGAAGCAATGGTCGCTCCCGCTGGAATACCTGAGCCCGAGATCGCCATCCCAGTCAGCATCCCGGTCGTACTAGGAATATTGGTGACGTTAATCGTGGAATTGGTGTTGCCGGTCGTGACAATTTTCCCGGTCGATAAGCTGCGCGCGAGAATCGTGTTATCCGCCAGATTCGCATCGACAACCGACTTTGCGGTGTACGCACCGGCAGGGATCACATTCGATAGAAATAAACCCGTCCGCGCGATGCAGCCGTCCTGCAACATGGTTGAGTCGACGCTCGGCGCCTGCACGAAGAGCGAGACGTCGTCGGTAAACGGTGTCGCCACCTGACCCGCCTGGAATTTCAATCGACTGAAAAGAACATTTTTCGTCGGCGCATCGAGACCGGTAAAACTCACCACTACGGAGAACCCGTTGGCAATATTGGGAAGCGAGGTCAAGTCAACCGTGTCGGTCACGTACGTCCAAGTGGCATTTGGACAGCTCTGCAGATTGGTCGACGATACATCCGTACGTGCGCTGAAATTATTGAACGCGTTCGCACTTGAGATGATCAGCTGCGGCGAAAGCGTCACGCCCGTGCCGTTGTAGAGATACCCCGAGAACGTGCAAGGGTTGCGGAGAGTAGCGCCCAAATCACCTTGGATATCCTGGCTGAACCGGACATTGGTGAGCCCGGTATTGCCTTGAACCTCGGCACTGAAAAGTGAGTCCGTATCAGGCACCGCAGTGGACCGCAGGAAGACGGCCATGTTGCCCACGGTCAAAGCGACTCCGGATGCGCTCGCTGTTGCCGCCACGCTCAGATCGATGGCAGTAGCGGAAACGACCGTGGCAATAGTTGCTCCCGCTGGAATGCCAGGACCGACAACCTGCATTCCGGCCAGCATCCCTGTCGTGCTGGGAATCGCTGTAATATGGATAGTAGAAGCGGTGGTACCCGTCGTGACAATGCTTACTCCCCCGGTTGGCAACACCTGCCAGTAACTCGCATTTGTCGTACGGACGCCTACCGGACAATTGACGCCACTTGCAGTAGTCCAAAAGGAACTATAAAAATTTCCGTTACGGCAGAAATTCTGATCATTGACGGAAGCGTCGCTCACCGCCAGCTCCACGATAGGAGTGCCCAACAGATTCAGCTTATCCGCGGTGAGGATATCGTCGGGCGAAAGTACTATACTGGGATGAACGATTAAATCCGCTATACGTCATTTGGTAGTTGACGCTACCACCTCCAAGGTTAGCTTAGGAAAATGCGCATTAATGATCTTCCCGAGAGAATTAGGGTAGATGTCTATCCCGAACCAAAAACAGGTTGTTGGATTTGGATAGGTTGCGTCTCCGGTAGCCGTAACGGACAAAACAAATACGGAGCAATTAGCGTAGGGAATCAGCGCAAAAAGGTTCACCGAATCGCATACGAAATGCTTAAAGGCTCTATTCCAGAAGGAATGGAAATCGACCACCTTTGCAAAAATACTTTGTGTTGTAATCCCGATCATCTGGAGCCAGTTCCGCACTCGACTAACTGCCAAAGAGGACAAGCGGGCAAATATCAACTTCTCAAAACGCACTGTCCGCAAGGACACGAGTACACTCCGGAGAACACGTACATGTATCGGAATCGGCGAACCTGCCGAATATGCGCTTACGAAAAAGGGAAACGCCACGTTGAAAACAACCGGGATAGAGTCAACGCTTTGAAGCGGGCCAACCGACAAAGATTGAAGCAGGCTTCGCATATTTAACCTATCCGCTCGTCATTGCTCTGGTTGCCCGCTGGTCTTCATATGCTTCGAGCTGTATTGTTTTCACCGCCAATTTCCCTTGGGCCGATTGCAGCCGGATCTGCGCGTAACGTCCTTTCATCCGCACCGTGTACTTGTACGAGGTTTCCTGTTCGCGCTCAATCTGCTGGCCATTATAACCCAACACCGTTGGCAACTGTACCGAATAGTCCTGCCGGTATTCCGCAGCGTGATCGTCGCCGGGATTCATCGAGTTCCACGGCGGCTTATTCCAGATTTCGTATTTCGTACGATCTGCCGTCTCGGTCTTGGACAACGCTTTGGAATCACTTCCATCTACATAACCCTCAACGGAGAACGATGGATTCCACGTGGCTACATCAACCTGCAATCGTTCGAACCGGTTCCGGGGTCCCGGACCGGCATACCCGCGAGAGAGTAGCGCCGTTTGAATCTGGCGCTCATGTGCAGTGGTCCGTCCAAGAATATCGGTTTTGCCTTGCTCAAGCAGCATGACCAGTCCCTGCAGCATATCGACCGCGAAGAGGCGGCGCTCGCTGTTGTAGTTCATCCGCACTAACCGATCAATCCGGAAATCGGGATCATCGAAAGTATCGATACTTTCCCAGGCGTTCAGGATCAGGTTGTAAACGATCAAAGCATTGTTGCGGCTCGCGTTCCGCAGAGGTATCGCGAAGTAGACACGTTCACGCCGCGCCGCGGCCACGATCCCTGTACCGAAAGTCCAATTGATGCCGCTGATAATAGGCTTGATCGGATCGGAGATCGGCAATGCCTGCACTTGCGGAGTGTTCACCAACTCTTGCGAAATCGCGTACACTCCGCTGTAATCCATGAAGAGAATGTCCCCGCCAACATCCACCACGGCACGCCTTCCCACTAACCCTCGAGACGAGGAAATCTGACTGAGCGACGTTTGCGAGAGATCGCCCGAAACATTGGAAATCCTGAAAATCGAATGCGATTTAAACACGATCACCATGCTGTTTAGCCATGGGAAAATGCGGATCAGCTCGTCTGCCTGTCCAGTATTAATCTGAAAATCGTCCAGCTGTTCGTCATACTCCACGTAATCGAGAATATCTGAAACCGCGATCCGGTCCTTGCCATAAGGCACCAGCAACCGATTCGCGTAATACTCGCCGGTGTCGGCCGGCGGGATGGTAACCCGAGGTGGGGTCGGCGCCGGGAGATTCTGCCAGAAAACGTTCCAATCGCCGTGCCAGACAAGTTCCTGGTAACCTGATCCCATAAAAAGGAATAACACGTCAAAAGCCTGCACAAATTCCACGGGAAAATCACAAACGAACACGTACGGGATAAAGCGCGGGAACACACCGTCAGCGACAAACCACGCTCCGCTCGACACGCCGAAAACATGCCACTCCAGCCCGAACGGATCCGAATAAGTGCCGTCTCCATAAATCGTACCGTACGAAACAAAATTCATGGTACCTGGAGCAATGCAGCCGAGTCTGCTCTCCAGTCCCCCATTCTCCAGGCGAACATTATAGGCTTCTGGATAAAACCCCGGTTTAACGGCGGTCGGGTCGGGAGTTTTCATGTCTATTCCCAGAAACTGATTGTCTCCGACAACCGTTAACTGCTCTTCACCCTGCTGCGCTATTTGCCATCGTGGCATAAACTAAAAATGGTGAACCCCGGCTAGCGGAAGGAGCAGAAAAATCAGGGAGAGCACAATCACCACCACGCAGACCACTAAGACAATTTTCATGATCTGTGCAGGAGCGAACATGGAAAGCACCCAATAGAGCAAACAAACGATGATCACCAGAATCAGCCAGTAGATGAGGGCACTTATGATATATGCCTCCAATCCTTATAAGTCCTTATGTGACAAATATGCGAGTTGCTTACGTCAAATATTTTCGCCAACTCCCGTTGCGTTAAAGGAGCGGAACGAATAAACGCCACATCCGATTCCGATAATTTAGTCCAAGGACATTTCTCGCCCTTAAGAATGTTCTTTCTCCCTTTATTGACACAATCATTTTGATTATCCGTGCCCGTCCCCAGAAAGAGATGTTCAGGATTTATGCAATTTGGAACATCACACTTGTGCAATATCCATAATCCATCAGGAATTGGACCAAAAGCCTGTTCCCAAGCATGACAATGGGCAGATTTGTGTTTTCCACCAATTGTAAGTTGCCCGTAACCGCCGTTAGTTAAAGCTCCAGTCCAAAGAATACAATCAGCTTGTATCATGTGAAGAGATCCTCTCCTTTTTCCGTCCGCTCTCTGACTTGAGCCAGCGTTAATCCTTTCGGGTTAAATTGATAGTGCGGTTCATCGACGAAACCCTTCCAACTACCACCCCACTGTAGCCCGAGCGATTCACCAATCTTTCCGCAAACCTGATACGCTTCACTTTCCCCGTAATATTTTTTCCCGTCCTCACTGAAGATCCCCAGGTCGAAAGCCATCCCGAAATTATGCCAGGACTGACCACCCTTCGCCTTGGTGACAACCTTCCCCGGCTTCGTGCGACCTTGCGCATAGAGCTCGTCCTGCTCGTCGTAGGTTCGAGTGCCACAAATCACTTTGGCATTGATTCCCTGCGCAAGTGCGGTCTCAATCAACTTCTCCGCTAAGGGCTGCACCTCTGACCTGAGCGTGGCGATATTGCGAGCGCTTCGTTCGTCAATCATTTGTTCATTAAACCTCTTCGATAACCGCCCTTCGGTTTCTTGGCAATATTGTGCAAATCCTCTGGAGCAATCGAACTGGCAATACCAGCCGCTTCCTTCGAATAACTCTTCGGCACATCGCCCTTCTGCATGCCGCGCGCAATGCCCATCAGGGTCTGCTGCTTGGAAGTTGTTTTGTGACCCTGAACGGTACCTTTAGGTTTCCCCGGCATAAGGTCCTTCCTGCTCTTGAGGCGTCGTCATTTTATCATGATCACTCTTTGCACACTTATCCATCCCGGCACCGCTCGCAGTAGGCGTTTTCCCAGGTCCTTTCCCCGGTCCGTAGCTTTTCTTCGCGCCTGTTGATGGAACACTTTTCTTTGCACTTGTTGCCATATTTTTCCTCCTTTCATTAATCAATTCATAAGGCCAAGCCCACCTCCAAACTTTTTCTGCACCTGCGACACAATAACCGGCCAATCCTTATTCGTATCGTAAGGATCGTTTTTCGCGCCTGGAGGCGCATAGACCGGCCCGATCGTCCCCGGAGTAGTCAATCCCTTATCGATATAGTTCCGTTTGAGGTTACTGGCAGCGGCATCTAACCCCTGCTCGATCGAGTCAAATTTTTGAAATCCCTTCTGATCCTTCGATTGCGGGTCCATCAAACCTGCAGGGTTATTGTAATTCCTAACAGCGCTACTGGTGCCGTAACCTGTCTCGGTTGCCGTAATTGCACCGAATAATGTTGGATCAATGCCGTATTTATAAGCGGTATTGACTATCGTTTGACCCTGCCCCGCCAAGGACCCCTTAAAATGCTGGTCGAGCGTATCCGCTAAGGTCGGCGCATCGGGAGTGGGCGCCGGTGTA